TCGGGTCCCAAACGCCGCTCTGTATGAGTTTCTCCTGAGCATACGTACCGATCTCGTGAACATGATGCAGTTGGGGGTTGACCACGTCCCGGGCACTAGGCTTGGGAAACATGTCCGCCACCGATGCCAGACCGACCTCATGTGGCTCGCCCGATATTTTTGTTGGTGCAGTAATCCAGCGTCAGATAACGGGGCACGCCCCTTCGAAGAGAACATATTTGACGAAGAATTTTATGGACCGTTTACAAAACTGTTCCCCCAGAAAGACCCATCGAAGCCTATAAACAAACAGAGTAGCGTCAAGACTTTCTTGCTCCTGTGGCCACGTGGCGGTGCAAAATCTACTTTTGACCACGTAGACACTGTTCAGTGGATATTGTGCTTTCCTCAAATCCGTATCTTGTATCTCACCGCAGAGAAAAGTTTGGCCGAAGGTTTTATCTCCGAAACGAAGGGACACTTCTACTTCAAAGAAGACCCGACGTGGATGAACATCTTCTTTCCGGAGTTTTGTGTGGAAGAAGGTAGGTCTGGAGCCATGAACGAGTTCACCTGCCCGGTGTATGCCGCTAAGAAAACAGGCCGTAAGGAGCCCACGGTGTACGCTTCGTCCGTTGGGAAGAGCAAAGCCGGGTGGCGTTACGAAGTAATCAAAGCAGACGATGCCGTTTCGGACACTAACTCAGAAACCACGCTACTTTGCGGGAAGGTATCCAATCATCTGTTCTTAGCTGAAAAGCTGCTTACCTTGGGCGGGAATGTCATTTTTTATATCGGGACTAGGTACGCCGACGAAGACCACTACGGTGTCCTCCTCGACAAAAATGTGGGAGATATTACAACCACGACGGGTAGGGGTTGGGAGTTCCACGAGAACAAGACCACTAACACCAACATCTTAATCGGACGCGCACTTCAGATCAAGCAAGAAGCTAGAGATCGACTAGAGCGCGAAGGTAAACCTATCACCTATCACGAAGCAGGAGAAGATGGTTGTATTCTTCTTCTACCTCACTTAATGTCGTTTTCGTGGTGCATGGGTGATTTTATCAAGGACGAGAAATCGTTCGAAGGCCAACGTAACCAAAATCCACGGAACGCGAGCCGGGTAGGCTTTGACCGCGCAGCGTTGCTTCGAGCCACGATTCCCTTCTCACAACTTCCAAGAGAAGGACCATGCTCCCAGGTCTGGGATTTAGCCTCCAGTCAGAGGAAGGGAAGCGACTTCACAGTTGGAACCTCTGTTATCTGGGGCGAAGAATCCCTACTCGACGTAGACGGAAAACGGACAGATCGCAAGCAAACCATCGCTTATGTCCGGCGTATTGTCCGCGACCGAATGCTGCCCCACCAGATTGTCCAGAATGTTATCAAGTTGGCACGAGAAGAGCATCCATTTATTGTAGCTATCGAGAATGCTCAGGGCGCAACCTACTTAAAGGATTCTTTGGAGCAGGCGGCGATCCGGACAGGCGATCCATATCTAATTGATCTTATCCGGAACATCGACTGGTTTACCCCCGATCAGCAGAAGGAAGCCAAGTACCACCGAATGGGCAGTTTACACCCTTGGATTTCCGAGGGGAGGTTCAAGTTTGCTAACTACTGCATGGAATGCAATCCTCCTCCTCTTAACAAAATAGACATCGTGTACGGCGAGTTCGAGAAGTGCATGTTCGACCATCATCACGATGACATTCCGGATAACCTCGGATACCAAACAGGTAAATTTGCCCCGCGCGCAACCGTCGCGTTAATCGAGAACGACCGAAACATGTTCTCCAACATAGATAGGATGGGCTGGTCAGAAGTATTTGACGAGAACTACCAGCCAAACATCGGGGCCGCCTACACGTTAGACGATAACGGGATGATGGTTCCTTTGTACCCAACACCGGAAAGCACCGAGTTGTTTGTACCAGAACCAGACGCACCGAGCCACATGCCTAGCGGTATGCAAAATATCCTCGGTGCTGGCATGAACGGATAATGAAAATTCAAGTTAAGATTTTAGGCGACAACGACGAGGTTTTAGCGGAGCACGAAGCTGATGCCTGCCAGCCTAGTATATGGCGAGTTCCCGCCGGGCAGAAAGTACAAGGCAAGATGCCGCCGATTTCCGACCAAGTGAATACGGGAATCTATGAGCTTTTTGGAATCACTTTTCAGCCCCACACAAGGGTGAGCAGACCTAACGGGTGGACGGAACCAACGCCTCAACCGGGTAGTCCAGTTAATGGACAGGCGTCTCGTCCTTTCGGCTTCCCCAACAAGTTCCCATCTTTGGGCATGTCTGCCCCGCAGAAACAATCACAAAACCCAACCACGGGCTTCTCGCCCGGATTAAAAGGATACTAATATGGCAATCGGCGATCTGACAAAACTTGGCGGCAATCTCGAATCTCCCCGGCAGTGCAAACCTTCTGATTTTCCCGCAGTTGGACCTTCCGGTCCCGAAGGCTCGTCCAGCGGCGCAGGGCAGCTCGTGAAGATGTCCGAAGAGCAGGAAAGCCCCCGCAGCACTCAGGACGGCGGCGATCAGACTCCTTCAAACTGGAGCAAGGATACCTGGAAGGTCAGCAAGAGCACGGGCGGCCAAGGCACCTCGGTTTCGTTCAAAGGAAACGTGGATTTGAAAGACGGCAAGCATTGTTGCTAGTCCATTAACTGGACGCCTCCCTCCGAAGAACTTCTAACGTAAACATCCCAGAGGAACTATGCCCCTACTCGCTCCGCCAGAAACTAATGCCTATCAAGATATCTTGCCCGAGGAAGCTAAGTCTTTCTTAGCCAACGAAGTGTGGGGGGACGATCCAGCTCTCCGCCTCGTAGTTCAAGATGCCCAAAAAGCTGAGGACGGGGAGAATCGGCGTAGCTGGCTGATGGGCTGGAACTCGGCCCGCGACTTGTACAATAGTCTTTACGTTGCAAATTTTTGGCCCGGCACACAAATGGAGTCGGCCTCGGTCAACTTCTTCACAGTGGCCACGGCGGTCAACGGGATCAACCCTCAGATTCTCGCGGGATTGTTCTACGAGAACCCTCCGTTTATTGCTCAAGAAAGGCCGGGCACAACTGCCCAAGCATCGAGAGCCGTCGCTGCTCTTCTCGGATATCAGTTGGAGGATATCAACTTCCGGGAAGAGTTAAGACTCGGCTGCATGAACTTCTTACTCTTCGGTACGGCTCTTTTCGCGGAAGGCTGGGAAAAATATACCAAGCAACGCAAGATTGTAAAGCGCAAGAACCCGGTCACCACAATCAAGAGCCCGATTCCCGGAGTACCTCCTACCACTATCGCGGATGATGAACTCGAAGTAGAAATCATAGAAGAGGTCGTAGACCGGCCCACCTTCGAGCACATCGTAAACCTTCGTGAAATTCTAGTTGACCCGGGACTCGACGTGCCTGACATCCGGAAGGCGAAGTACGTTATTCGCCGCCGGTACATGACATGGGAAGACCTCGATAAACTTCGTGATCGAGAAGGTTATGACATTCCGTCGCGCGAGAAGCTACTCGAACTCTTCCTGCCTCCCGTAGAATCCGTGGAATCAAACCCGCAGCAAGAAGGCGGACGGAATCCTTTGTGGGACGGGCGTGCGGATTCCCCATGGGAAAAGACCACCATTGACCCCTTCCAGCAACCTCTGGAAGTTCTAGAGCGGTGGGACAACAACACCTACATCGTCGTTTTGCAAAAGAAACTGGTCATCTACAACGACAAGAATATCTACGGTAAAATCCCTTTCCTGAGCATCGGATGGTGGGACAGCCCGGGACAGTTCTGGAGCCTCGGGCTTGGCCGCACAATCGGAACCGAGCAGCGAGTTCAGACAGGTATTACAAACCTTGTGATGAACATCGCCAACCTCAAGTTGAACGTCCCGATGGTTCGCGTCAAAGGCAAGTCGGTACCCACCCAAAGCATCCGCATCAGCCCCAACCGAATGATCGAAGTGGACGCCAAGGGCGATATCGAACCCATGAAGTTCGGCGACCCGGTTGTCGAAGCCGCGCAGTTGTTCCAGATGTCTCAAAGTCGTGTTGGTGAAGTCTCGGGAAACAACCCCATCACTTCTCAAGGCAACGCGGGAGCCGCCGGGCACTCGAACATGGCACGGAGTTCCGCAGGCGCGCAAGGATTGTTACAAGGCGCGTCGAACGTCATATCAGAGGCTGTGGATAAACTGGCGAATCAGGTCATCGTTCCGTTCTTGTATGATATGCAGGAGATGAATGCGATGTTCCTCGCCCCGTCCCAACTTCAGTATATCTTATCGGAGGAGTTGGAGCACGAGTATGTGCAGCAAGGCGGGGATATGATCGACATCCTCAACGCAAGGGTGAAATTCTCAATTCTCGCTGGTAGCAAAATGTCAACTCGG